ATGCCCCTTTCCGATCTGGCAGTTCGAAAAGCGAAAGCCGCTGAAAAACCTATGAAACTGAGCGACGAGCAGGGGCTCTATCTGCTCGTAAATCCAGCCGGTTCGAAGCTGTGGCGGCTGGATTATCGGTTTGACGGTACGCGCAAAACGATCAGCCTTGGGAAGTACCCGGAGATCACGCTTGCCGATGCTCGCGAGCGCAGGGCTGAGGCCCGAAAGCTCTTAGCGCACGGGACCGACCCCTCGGCGGACCGAAAGGCTGCAAAGCATCGTGCAGAGGCAGAAACGCAGAATACGTTCGGCGCCCTCGCTGACGAATATCTTGTGCGCATGCGCGCCTCGGGACGGTCAGAGGCCACCATTGAAAAATCGCACTGGTATCTGAAGACATTGAGCGCATCGCTTGCGGATCAGCCGATTGCGCAGGTCACCGCAGCCGACGTGCTCAAGCTGCTCCAAAAGATTGAGGCATCCGGCCGTCGAGAAACGGCCCATAAAACGCGCGGGGCGATCGGCGCTGTCTTTCGTCACGCAGTCGCGACCTTGCGAGCAACTGGCGACCCGACAAGCGCCCTTCGGAACGCGTTGCTTCCGGTTCAGGTGGTAAATCGCGCCGCGCTCACCGACCCAAAAAAGCTGGGCGGCCTTATGCGCGCGCTCGACGACTATGATGGTTGGCCGACGCTCGCAGCGGCCATGAAATTTCTTGCGCTCACGGCAGCGCGACCCGGGGAAGTGCGCTTTGCAACGTGGGCGGAGATCGACCTTGAGTCGGGAGTATGGCGCATCCCGGCTGAACGAATGAAGATGCGGCGCGCGCATGACGTCCCGCTCAGCCCTGCCGCTGCCGTCGTGCTGAACGGCATCAAACGCTTTTCGGGAGACGAGCGACTGATCTTTCCCTCGATCAGGTCGGTGCTACGCCCGCTGTCGGAAAACGCCATGAACAGCGCGCTTAGGCGCATGGGCTACACAGGCGAGGAGATGAGCGCCCACGGCTTTCGCTCGACGTTCAGCACGATCGCGAACGAGTCGGGCAAATGGAGCCCTGACGTTATCGAGGCACAGCTCGCGCATGTGCCAGCGGATCGCATTCGATCGATCTACAATCGGTCGAAATATTGGGACGAACGCGTGAAGCTGATGGACTGGTGGGCCAACCAGTTGAAATCAATGAAGTCGAATAAGATCGCCAGAAGCTATCCTTGAAAGAAGAAAATCATGTCAGATAGAGTTTTTCTCTATATAGACATACTTGGCTTTAAGGACATGGTTGTGTCCGGTAAAGACATAAAAGGACTTTATAAAAATATCGACGAACTGAATGTACATACCGATCGAGACTTTAGATGTATAGTATTTTCCGATACTATAATTGTTTATGGCTCTGAATTTTGGTTAGATAACATCAATTCGGCAGTCATGTGGCTGGCTGAATTTGCTCAAGATCTGTTTTACAGAATTATTACTAGCGACATCCACTTCAGGGCTTACATAACCGTTGGAGAGTTCGAGCATTTTGAGATGAAAAATCTTGATGCATATTACGGTGAGGCTCTCATCAGATGTTATGAGATAGAAAAAACCATAAAATCAACAGGCGTATTCTTGGACGCGGCTCTTTCAGAGCATTCCGATGTATTCAATCTGACGAAGTTCGATGATAATTCGTACTATATGCACATAATGCAGACATTAAATTCAATAAGCTTTAATTATGAAGACTATCCAATTCATGCCGAGCACGTGACAGGGCCTGGAATCGAGGGCTGGCTTGTTTATGAGCTTACCTATCTCAGTAGAGTTTTCCGATATTCAAACGATCAGAGTTTACAAGAGCAGGTAAGAGTTAAGCACGCCAATGCGTGGAAAATGATCTCTTACCGTCACCCCGGCCTAACAAAAAAACTCATCGAGACCGACTTTGATTTCTCCCATATCGTTCCGATCGACTGGACGGAGTTGATCGCCAATATGGGAACTCCTGAAGGTGCGTGGGGCTGAAAGGCCCTCCCGCCTATTGGTGACGAGAGGGCCTTTAGACAGAAAGGCGTCGGCTCAAACCTCTCCGTCTATCCTCAGCCAAGCCGGACGTGGACGCCGCCGCTTGGGTTCGCGGCGACCGTCACAGCGACGCCGATGCGAGCGTTGGCGTCGTCCGTGGTGACGAGCTTGGAGGCTTCGTCGAAATAGACGGGATCGCCGATCTCAAAGCCTTCAGCCGCGACCTTGGGTAGATCGAACACGCCCACCGTTACGATGTCGAGGTCCGAGCCCGGCGCGGCATCGCCTGCGGCAACGCCCGACAGCCCCCCGACGATGATGACGTCGCCACTTTTGACGTCGGCCGGGCTCGGGATGGTGACGTTCTCGCCTTTCTGAACGTAGTTCCTCATCGATCCAATCCTTTCGAGGTGCGGAAGCGGATAGTGGACGGGCTCGCCCGCTCCGCGTCCTGAATGAGACGGTTCACGTCGGAAATCGCGGCGCGCATCTCGTTGTCGCTGCGATAGACGATGCGCTCGCCGCTCTGGTCCTGAAGCTCGCGGACGCCTTCGAGACGCGCCTCAATGAGCGCGTCCCGTTTGGCCCGCAGCTTTGCGAGCCACTGTGCGTCGCGGGCGCTCATCAGGCGCCCGGATTGCGGACGGCGCCGCGCCAATCAAGCGCTCCCGCGCCGAAGTCGAGCACAACTCGGAATTCGCGGGACAGGACTTCCCAGCCCTCGCGCTCGCTCATCTGCGGCCCTGGCGCGCTGCTGAGGTAGCTGTATTCGAGCGCGGGCGCGGACGCGGGGTCCGCGAACACAAACCATGAATCGTCGATGATTCGTGGCTCCACGAGCAGCGTGAGCTTCTGACTGAACGGGTTCGCGTCCGAAGTGGTCGCCGCGTAGATCGAGGCGAGCACCTTCTCGGCTTCCGTCTCAAGCTCGGGACCGACCACGAGATACTTCGGCGTGACCGTGATGCGCGTCTTGCCGTCGAGTCCGGTCTGCTGACGCATGGCGAGGCGCGCGTCAGACAGAGCCTCGACGCTCAGGGGCGCGCCTGTCAGCGTGTTGCCGTGGTCCGAGTGGAAGAGGCGCTTGCCATCGCCCATCGTCGGCCCGGCGCCGTTCGACTGACTGAGCAGCGACCACAGAAGCGCGGCCTCTGTCTGCGCCGCAGCCTGTCCTGCCGCCGACGCCCAATCGTTGAACGCCCCGAGGTCGTCATTGATGAGCGCCTTGCGGCTGATCGTGAATAGCGCGCCATAGGTGTCGAGCGCGTAAGCCTCGACGGCTTCGGATCGGGAAACCGATTTGATTTCGCCCGCCTCACTGACCTTCTGCAGAGCCCCGATCTCGCCAAGGCGAAGCGTGGAGCCCGTTCGGAAGTCCACCCGAGAACCCTGCCGTGCGAGGCTCTTCAGCGGGGATGCGGCGGCCGTAAAGCTAGCGAGCAGCGTCCGTCGCCCGGCGCCCGTCAGAAGCTGCGGAAAGTCGCTCGTCGTGTGAAGCGCGGCCCGGAACAGCGCGTCCGGGTCCATGCCAGCTGTCGAGACGCCGCGCGCCTCAAGCGAAGCTCGCGCAAAGTCGCGGAGACTGAAGCCCATGTAGGGGCGCGCCGCATCTGCACGAGCATCCTCGATCACGACGCCGCTGCGGGTCGCGAGCGCGTCTTCCATCGCGCGGAACCGGGCGACGCCATCGTTCTGAGGCGAAGCCGTGCGGATGTGAGGAGTGGCCGCCGAGCGGCGGCGAAGTTCGTCCTGAACACGCTTGCGGGCGTCCTCAACCGAAAGCCCCTCGTCGATCCGATCTTCCGCCCAGCCGCGCGTCAGTCCCGCGACCTCCGCCAAGCTGCGAATCTGCGCCTGCTGCGCTTCGGGCATCTCGATCGAGGGCGCCTCTACGGTCGGCAGTTCGTCGTTCTCGCTCATGGGCTCACTCCTGAAGCTGGCGTCGGGATCAGCCCCGATCGGCACGGCGGAGACTTCGAAGATCGACCACGCCGCCGCCGTACGGACGCGCTCGCCGTTGATGATGGACTCGGCCCAGCGGGCGACCCGGTAGCCGACAGAGACGCCGCGAAGGATGCCCTCGCGGATTTTGGCGACGGCGGGCGCGACGTCCTGAGCGGCGCTCAGCCGAAGCACGGCAACGAGTCGGCCCGGCTCGTGGCGAAGGCTCTGAACGACGCCGATGACGTCACGGCTTCCGCCCTGCCGATGCCCGTCGAGCAGCGGCGCGCCGACGATGCGACGCGTATCAAGCCCGGCTGCGTCGAGCCGTTCGACGTAGGGGCCGCGACTGTCGCGACGGGCGACGTCCGCATAGGTGCTTACGACTGCTTCCACCGTCATAGCGGCTTCGTCGAAGCTGCTCGGGCCGATCGCTCCCACGCGGCGAGTGAGGACGTCGGACATCAATGCCTCGGCATCGCTGTCGCGATCGGTTCGCCGTCTGGGCCTGTAAATGTGATGTGCGAAGTAAGGTCTTCGATGCGGTCAAACGCGTCCTCCGCGTAACAACCGAGGTATCGACGCATCTGCGCGCGCGTCAGCTTCACGCCGTGCTGATGTAAGTCCGTGATGACTTGCATTTTTTGCACCAGCGTCATCGCTGCCAAAAGGTTCGCGTCAGGCATCGGGATTTTCCTCATTGTCAGGCTTGAACTGCGGCTGAGGACTCACGCCAAAGCCCAGCCCGAGCGAAGCCTCGCGCTTGCGGTCGGCGGCGATCTCGGCATCCAATTCCTCGACGCTCCAACCACGAGCCGCGACCTTCTGGCGGCGACTTGTGAGACCGGCCTCGATCTCAGCGACGTCCGCTTCCACGTCCTTTTGCGGATCGACCTGAAGCGGCTTCGGCATGATCCATTCGGCGGTCGCCTCGGGATCGCCCGCGAGCAGTTGGACGCGTCGCCAGACGGGACGGAGAAGCTGCGGCACGAGCACGCCGTACTGCACTTGCTCGACGCGGGCGCGGAACGGCAGAAGCCCGGCGCGAAGGCTTGAATAGTTCGCCCCGCTCAGATCGCCGTCGAGCATGTGGCTCGGCAGGCCGAGACCAGCCGCCAGGCCCCTAAGATTGTGCTTCAGGAACTCGGCGGTCTGCTGCGCCTGCTGCGGCGTCGAGAACTTGACGTCGAAGCCTCCCGGAACGCGGCGCATGATGCCCGGCTCCATGGAGACGTCGGACAGATCGCCTTCGAAGGGCTCCCCCGTCCCGTTGAGATCGATCAGAAAGCCCGCATGCATGGCAGCGATCTTCACGCCCACGAGAAGGGCGTCGGAAAGCTGATCCAGTTCATTGGCGGGCAGGATGATGGGCGCGAGCCACGACACGCCGCGCACCTGCCCCGGCGCGATCGGCGCCATGACGTGCAGCACGTCGGCGGCGTCCATGCGCACAGGCGGCGCATAGCTCGCGAATGCCTGCGTCGGACGGTGCGGTAGCACGTGATAGGCGACGCGGCGGCCGGAAACGTCGAACTCGACGCCTTGAACGATATAACTCCCGCCGTCGAGGTCGCGGGTCATCGACTCGTCAACCTGTTCGGCCGGGATCACGAGTGCGCGGAGGCCGTCTTCGTCGGCCCGGAGAATGACGAATGACTCACCGTCCTCGACGAGTGCGCGGGCTATGGTGGCCTGAAGACCCCAAAGGTCCGTGCGGCCGTCCATGTCAGCGTCGAGCGCCCAACCGTCGAAGGCGTTGACGGACTCCACGCTCTCGCTCGTGGGGCGGATGCCCGAGCCGACGAGCGCAGTTGTCCAGTTCGCGACCGCGTTGCTGATCCAGTGATTGTTCCGCGTCAGATAGCGAGCGCGGCTGCGGACCATGGATGCCGCCGCGCCGACCTCCGGGTTGATCGGGCCGAACGTCCCAACGCCGCCCAACCGCCGACCGCCCGCTGCACCGTCGAAGCGGCGCGCGCACTCGGGCTTCGCCGAGCGGCGCATCAGGCGGCCAATGGCTGAGCGAGCAGCATCGAGCATTGGGAGTCAGTCCGCGAGGATCGGCGCGAGCAGCGCAGACGCGTCAATGATGTGCTTTCCTTCGTGGACTAGCCCCTCCTCGCGCCACATGGCTGAATTCGAGCGCGGATCGGACTCCGGATAGTCTTTCTGATCATCACGAATGAAGCCGCCTAAATGAAATCGCTCTCCAGTCTTGGCGTTCAGTTTCTGAATTGTTACGAATGACCAGTGGCATCCGTCATTTTCACGGATACTTCTGATTACAGCGTCGATCCCGCGCGGCGGAAACGTTGAATCGATTGCGGGAAGCTCGAGTCGAGCGTCGGCGGCCGAATGCATAGCCTGCCAAGAACCGACTAGGGCGCCACGCGACATGGCCGACAGCGCCATCATGATGCGAAGGGCTGCAACGGCGCGCTGATCGAACAGCGCCGCTGCAATCTGGCCGGTTGTCCCTCGAGCCTCGCGCTCGGCAGGCATAACCAGTCCCTGCTGAATCCATGACCGAAGCTGCCGGGCGATCATATCGGCAGGCTGGCCGGTCTGCGCCGCCAGAAGGGCTGCCGTTTCGCCGACAGTGTAGCTGCTCATTCGCTTTCTCCATTCCCCATTTGCTACATCCTACATATCACGTAGGATAATGCAATATGAAAGAGCCCCGGCTGACCGTCGCAAGATCGGCCGGGGCCACGAGCAGTACCAAGACGAGGACACTAGCAGTGATAGTCGATACTGATAAGGCCATTCACGGTCTCAGTCAAATAATCGACGACAACAGATGGCTAGTATGGAAAGATGTATTACGAGGTAACGGGCGCACTAAGGTCCCGTATGCCGCCAGAAGTGGACGTGAAGCATCTTCAAATGATCCGGAAACGTGGGCTAGTCTCGAATGCGCGCAGCGCGCAGCTAGGGAATACGATGGCGTCGGCTTGGTGCTCGGCGAACTCGCCGATGGTCGCGCCCTCGGGGGGATCGACCTCGACTCATGCCTCGACATTGAGACCAGGCGCTTCTCGCGCGAGGCTCGCGAGATCGTCGCACGCTTCGACACCTACAGCGAAGTGTCGCCAAGCCGGCGAGGCGTGAAGCTCTTCTTTTTCTATAACCCCGCCGATCTGGCGCCCCTCCGCAAACTCACAAAGACCGATTGGTCGAAGAGCTTTTCGCGCGGCTCCCACGACGAAATCGCTCTCCATCTCGGCGGCCGATACTTCGCCGTAACCGGGCGTCAGATGGATCAACCGTTTCCGGTCGAGCTACGCACGGTCCCACTCGAAGACTTGCGATGGTTGATCGAGGAGGCCGGTCCCGCGTTCCTCGGGCGCAAAGCGTCAAAGTCGCGAGATGAAAGCCGCAGCGGCCGTGCGTTCCGCCTGGCGATCAGAGTAAGGGCGGAAGGCGGCGCGTTCCGCGACTTCGAGAAAGAGTTGGGGCGCAACTCCGATCTGGCGGAGTGGGCGCAGGAGAGCGGCGAACGAGGAGTCGGTCGCGCGTGGGAGCGCGCACCGAAGCTCGACGACCTTTCCGAATCTTCGGTCGCGCAGACTTTCGCCGAATGCTTCGCCGACGAATTGCGCTTCGACCACGACGCGAAATCATGGTTCGTCTGGAACGGTGCCCGTTGGCGGCGCGACAAGACCCGCTGCGCGTTCCATTACGCCGCTTCGCTTGCCGCCGAACTTGCAAAAGGTAATCCGAAGGCGAAAGCGCTGCTTCGAAAAACAGCCGCGTCGGGCGTCGAGGCGTTGGCCCAAGCTAATCCTGCCCTCGCGATCACATCAGACGAATGGGATCGCGACCCCTACCTTTTCGGAACACCGGGAGGTGTTGTCGAACTGCGGACGGGGCTGCTGCGACCGGCCCGCCGCGAAGATATGATCTCGAAATGTTCAGTCGTTGCGCCCGTTCCTCTCGAACGGTTCGACCCGGCTACGGACTGCCCGCAGTGGATTCGGTTCATCCGCGAGGCGACGAACAGCGATCCCGAGGTCATCACCTATTTGCAGAAGGTCGCAGGCTACTGCCTGACAGGCGACACGAAGGAACACGCCCTCTTTTTCCTGTACGGCGACGGGGGACGCGGTAAAGGAACTTTCCTCAACACACTTCAGGCCGTGCTCGGCGACTATGCCACAACGGCGCCGGTCTCGACGTTCGAGCGCAGAGCGTTCACAGAGCACCCAACCGAGCTTGCGCGCCTCGTCGGTGCCCGCCTTGTCGTAACTTCGGAGACGACCGAAGGCAGCACATGGAATTCCCAGCGGATCACACAAATAACGGGCGGCGACGTTGTGGCGGCCCGCTTTCTGCACAAGGACTTCTTCGAATACACGCCGCAGTTCAAGCTAACAGTGATGGGAAATCATCGCCCCGCGCTCAGCAGCGTGAACGACGCAATCCGGCGCCGCTTCAATATAATTGAATTCAACGTAAAGCCCGCGCGTCCTGATCCCGACCTTACGACCAAGCTTAAGCGCGAGCGCGCGGGAATACTTTCATGGGCGCTGCAAGGCTGCCTTGTTTGGCAGCGCGAGGGACTCGCCAAGCCCAAGGCCGTGCAGGCGGCGACCAACGACTACTTCGAAGCCGAGAACGATATCGGTCGATGGCTTGCGGAACGATGCGACCTCGACGCGGAGAACGTTGAGACATCTCAGCGGCTTTGGGAGTCGTGGAACGACTGGTGCGCGGAGAATGGCGTCAAAGAGCGGTACAGCCGGACGCGCACATTTCCCATCAAGCTGAAAGAGGCCGGGTTTTCTAAGGCCGAATTGCTGGGACGAAATCGCGGAGCGGGGTGGCGCGGCGTGCGGGCGCGGGATGGCTTCGATGATTAGGAGGGGCGGCGAGAGGCTGGGCGGAGAGGCTCAACCCGTTGATTCTCTAAATGTGGAGAGGCTGGAGAGGCTGAAGGTATATTTGCCCCCGCACGCGCGCGCGTACACACATCTAAGGATTTTACCCTTTCAGCCTCTCCAGTCCAAGATTCTCTTGGGCTTGAGCTTCTCGCGGGTTGGGAGGCTGAGGCGTAGGGCTGTAACTCCGCATAACAACCGACATGCATGGGTCCCTCTTCGGGGGTGCCGGGTTGCGGGGCTCCCAGACCCCGACGTGTCGCTCTCCAAACTCAAAAACAAAATCGGATTCCTGCGATGATCTCGGCGCGTCAACGCGAATTAGACAGACGCGATCTCATCGGCGGCGATGGGCACCCTGATTTGCCTGGCCGCATGCGGGCTGCTGACCTCGCGGAACTGCTCGGCGTATCGACACGCTACCTCGACGTTCTCGCCAAGTCGGGTGCCGTTGAGAAAATAGGCCGGGACACATTCGCAACCCGTCGCAGCATCGTCGGATATCTCGGGCAGCGGCGGCGCGGCCGGTCGGATGCGGAATGGACGGCCGCAAAAACCCGCACGGCCGAAGCGCAGGCCGTGAAGCTGGAGACTGCGAACTCGCTTGCGCAAGGCGACCTCCTCCGGGCGTCCGACGTGACGGCGGAGTGGGCGTCGATCCTGACGGACGTGCGCGCCGCCATGCTGGCGATCCCGAGCCGTCTTCCCGAATTGGACCGCGCCGCCGTCGCTAGGGTCGACTCCGAAATCCGCGCTGCGCTGGAGGCGCTGTCCGATGGCTGACCTCGCCGCCGTTCGCCGCGACGCCATGGCCGCGCTGAGGCCGCCGCCACTGCTCGACCTCTCCACATGGGTCGAGGCCAACGTGCATCTCCCGTCGAGCCTCGCGGCGCATCCGGGGCGGATGCGTCTGTGGCCGCATCAAATCGAGATCGCCCGCAGCATGGGCGACCCCGCAGTGGAGCGCGTGTCCATCTTAAAGAGCGCTCGCGTCGGCTACACGCAGCTTGCCGTGTCCATGCTCGGGCACTTCGTCGCTAATGACCCCGCACCGATCCTGGTAGTGCTCCCGGCGGAGTCCGACTGTCGCGACCTCATCGTGGGCAACATCGAGCCAACCTTCGCTGAGAGCCCATCGCTGCGGGCCGCGCTGTCGTCGGCGGAAAGCGACCGCGACACGCTCTTCAGCCGCCGCTTCCGGGGCGGATCGCTGAAGCTCGTCTCCGCCCGCGCTCCCCGCAACCTTCGCGGCCACACCGCGCGCGTCCTGCTGCTCGACGAAGTGGACGGCTTTGAAGTGGACGTGCGCGGCGAAGGCGACCCCGTGGCGCTCGCGGAGCGCCGCACGGCGACCTTCGGCAACCGGAAGATCGTCATGGGCTCCACGCCCGTCCACGAGAGCACGAGCCGCATCCTGCGGGCCTATGAGCGATCCGACCGGCGCGTCTATGAGCCCGAATGCCCGTCTTGCGGCGCGCGCCATGAACTGCGCTGGGCCGATATCCGTTGGCCCGATGGCGAGCCCGAGCGCGCCTTCTGGGCATGCCCCTCGTGCGGAGGCGTCGTCGAAGATGCGGCCAAGGCCGCGTTCATCCGTTCGGGCCGCTGGCGCGCGACCGCGCCGCACGTCCGCGACCATCACGGCTATCGGGTCTCCGCGCTTGTGAGCCTTCTGCCGAACGCCGCATGGGGGCGGCTCGCGGCGGAGTTTCTGGAGGCGAAGAAGAGCCCGCAGACGCTCCAGTCCTTCGTCAACACTGTGCTCGGGGAGGCGTGGCGCGACGATGGGGAAGAGTTGGACGAAGGCGCCCTCGCAAACCGCCGCGAGCCGTTCGGCCTCGACGCCATCCCTCCCGAGACGCTTGTCGTCACTGCCGGGTGCGACGTGCAGGACGATCGAGTCGAGATCAGCACCGTGGGCTGGACGAAGGACGGCGCGGCGCTCGTGCTCGCGCATGATGTCGTGTGGGGATCGCCTCTTGAGTCCGATACCTGGGCGGAGGTTGACGACATGCTCCGCCGAATGTGGCCGCACCCGAACGGCGGAACGCTCCGAGTTGACGCCGCAATCGTGGACTCGGGGTCGGGCGGCCACGCCGATGCGGTCTATAGCTTCGCCCGGCCGCGCACGATGCGCCGCGTGTTCGCTGGCAAGGGCGTGGCTGGCTTCGCGCGGCCGATGGCGGAGATGTCCAAGGCGAAGGCGCTGCGGCTGATCCTTGTGGGCGTGGATGCGGTCAAGAGCCAGATCGTCAACCGACTTCAGGCGGGCACGTCGATCCGCTTCGGGGCGTCGCTCAGCCTCACATGGTTCGAGCAACTGGCGTCCGAGCGGCGCGTGGTGCGCTACGTTCGTGGACAGCCTTACCGGGCGTTTGAACGGCTACCGGGACGGCGCGCGGAGGCGCTGGACTGCCTTGTCTATGCGTTCGCCGCCCGGAGCTTGGTCAACGTGTCATTGGAACGAAGAGAGCAGGAAGTTTCTGCGAAAGGCAGGTTTACAGATAGAAGGTCAAATGTGGCTAGGTCAAGCTGGATAAACATACTAAAATGAAACTTTCAAACTTGGAAAATAAGTCGAGATGGGCGTTTCGACGTTATCCGCATTTTCTAATGCACGTCGCACCTGAGACGATATTTCAGATTGATATGACGCTTGCTTTGGAAGCAGCGAATATATGTCCGTATTATCGATAATGATTGTTCTCATTTGGTTTATATCAAATGGTATAGAATCTCGCTTCCTGATAATCTGTACAATTGGCAACTTCATCATGTGGCGGATTGCGAGTTCGTAAAATACATTGGGATTATGAAAAGAAAGATCAACTATGACGAGTCTAGACCTAACTATATATTCGATAACTTGCTTAGTGATAACACCAGGCTTATCTATCCCGTCAGCCCTTACCACTGTAAGTCCAAAATTTTCGAGAGCGGGCTCTACAAAAGAGCCCAAAAACAAATCCGAATGCTTTCGCTCCTCGCTATCAGGACTGCCAATTGGCGTAATATAGAAGCACGTGGATTCAAACTTTGCATGCTCGGCGGTTACGACAGAGGCGCTCGCCTGATTGGGTCGCGCGGACGGCCTCTCTACCAAGCCTGATGATGGAAGTTGGTCGAGAGCATGCTCTTTCGAAACAATGCGCTCTGCGCCTGATAAGGACACAAGCAGACCTACAAATCTTAAGTTCAAGATAAAAGTATCTATGGCTTCCTGAGCTGCGTCATCGCTGGCACCGAACTCCTTCGCCGCGTCAACTAAAGCAGCTTTAGCTGGAAGCGCTTTTCCGACGAATCTCTCATGTAGCTTAGCAAATATCTCTATGTCTTCGACAGCAAGTTTTATGCGCGCTCGTGCTTGATCTCTTGGTGGTATTTCAGGATCAACAGCCCTTGCGCCATCATCCGTTAGCTCAATCATCTCCGATTGATAGCCGCCTTTAGTCAAACCATATTTGTTTGAATTAGTAATTAGCTGGCGACTGCCGCCGCTTTCTGGCGTTCGCCCAATGTGGTCGAATAGGCTCAGCCGACGAACCGGGCTGCCGCTGCCGAAGTCGAATATTTCTCGGGCAAACCCTAAAGGTTCCTCAAAAGGTGCTGCCGGGAAGTTCCGCACGACCCTTTTTCGACGCGCAACCTCGCTCTCCACCTTGGCATTCGCTTCTTTGATCGTTTCTTCAATCGGCTTCTGGGCGGGGGCTTCCCCGGCCTTCTTCGGAGCGCGCGCCAT